CGTACTTCCGTAACTCGGAGATCCTGCACGAGTCCTCCGAGAGATCGATCTGATTCGATAGCGGTCTTGATGCTTTGACTACCATCCGGGTTGCAGTACCCGTCAAGGTTCGCTTGCGCGTTCCGGTCAGAAACCTTAGACACGATCACCTGAATTGAGAAACTGTAGGTGTCTAACCCTCGAGCGAACGCCGTATCGAACGAAATGTTGTCGGGAAAGATCACGGCGATAGGTGGCTTAGGTTCGTCCGGCACGAACGCCGAGGTACGCAACCCGTCCACCGTCGCGAGGTTCGTAGCCAACCCCGAACGGATCTCACTCAGGGTAGGCATTACGCGACACCGTGCGTGACTTTGCGGAACGGCATCAACATAGATTGAATGTCAGGGTCAATGCGCGCCACCCGAACCGCACCCATATCCCCGAAACCTGCGACGCCGAGCGCAGACGAATACCGCTGATATTGCCGCAGTGACGCGAGGATGCACGCTTGTTTCACCGCAGCGGGAATCTCCGTTGAGAAACCAAACACACCCGTCACCTTCACGCCGGTCTCATGCGCCACCGGATCCACCGGGAACAAATAGTCACCGACCGCACGCAGCCGCGTGATCGGGAACTCAAGACCCGCGTTCGTGCGGTTCAACGGTTCTAGTTGCAGATCCGTGGCCTGCCACGTCTCATCGTAAACACCGTCCAACCCTGCGGACGTTTCCACCGTGATAGCGGTACCGGCGAGATCATCAACATCCACCACATACGAACTGACCGCAGCGAAATACCGGGTTTCCGTGCCGTTGGTGTAGAACCTGCGCTCGCAGTGACCGTCAATCATGCGGCTCGAGGATTCAATGGCGGTCTCAATCAACTCATCATCAACGCTATCGGTGATGCGTGCCGCCGCCTTCACCTGACTCAATGTCGCATAGCCGTTAGTGATAGCCATTCGCAACCTCAATTGTCGTTGTTGTGTTTATGCCACACGATCAAATCGTTGTGGTACTGATGCTCGCTCCACGTTCCTATTGTCTGTCGTGTAGTCCACGCGAGGAACGGTAAACTTATTTGATCCTGAATAGACCAGCGATGCTGATGCGCAAGCCACATCTCACCAAACCGGCGAATAGCAGGAACGTGATTCATCCCAATAGTTCCCGCAGCAAATAATCCGTAATGCTCCGGCATCGACTGTTGCCGATAATGCTCAACCTGTCCGCGTATGTTCTCGTTTCGGTACTTCGGCCAATCCTGACAATACGCAGCCTCTTGGTACAAACAATCCCGCGCCTCAGGATGCCGCCAAGCCACAAAGTCAAATCGTTGCAGATGATCAGCCGCGAACTCGTGAAACCGTTTATCTACTATCTGCATAGACCCATCAACCCAAACGGATGCGGTTTCATTGGTGTAAATCCACGGCACCATTTTCGGTGTCTTAGCCGCTAACCGTGGTGACAGTTGCGGTCTAGGTTCGTGCACCACACGCCAAGTTTCAGAAACAAGATTTGGGTTGTCCGTGACACACACCGCGTCCTGAAACCCGTGACCGTGCGGTAATTCCCTCAAGTTGTCGGAGGATCCGTAGATACCAGTTATGACCGCTAGTCCCATGACAGTTTGCGCCTGCGCATCAGCGAGTAACCGCCGTCCGAGAAATCCTGCATACTGTGCTTGCGTTTGACATACATTCGGTTGTCGTCGAACGTTTCCGAGTTCCGCCGGTCATACCCAAGCCGCAGGGTGGAACTGTTGTCATGATGCACTGAGATATCAGAATACATCACCGGTACGGATAACTCCCGGCACCGCGTCATGTAATCGTCGTCCTCGAAATACGCAGGGTGAATCCGTTCATCAAACAACCCCACGCGCTCCACAACGGACGCAGGCAGGCCAAACGCACACCACGGAGGCGCACCACCCGACAGAGTCAAAATCCCGTCTGTGACCGTCTCAGCGAATCTTTGCAGGGATCCCTCAGGGAACCACGCATCAAAGTTCACAATCAGCCACCACGGAGCCAACGCCGTAGCCTTGATGCCGAGGTTCCACGAACCCGCCACCCCGAGATTGTTCGGGATCGGTATCACCGTGGTATCGGCCACGCAGTCAGGTGCCGCCTCACGCAACCGAACAGGATCAACGCACATCCCGTTATCGACCACAAGCAACCGACCCACCGAAAAATCAATAGACCCCGCAAGCCGATACAACATCTGCGGACCCGCCAAGATCGGAACAACGATCACAGGCACACAACCCGCATCATTACCAATCATAGCGGCATCACGGCAAATCCTCTAGGAACGGACGCCACAAATCCGCATACACGCGATCCGCGTCAAAGTTGTCCACGATGAACTTACGCGCCTGAGGTGACCGTTCACCCTTACGCTCATACGCCGCCTCAAGCGCACGCACAATATCCTCAACCGCAGGAGTGTTGAACCAAGCGTTTTGCGACGCATCCCACAACGGTTGACCGCGGACCTTCCACCCGTCACCAACCAACTCCGGTTGCGCAGAGAAATCATTCACAATCACCGGGGTCTCACACGCCTGCGCATCCGCAACCGTGATACCGAAACCCTCACCAAGGGTAGGCGCAAGCAGCACATCCATACCCGAATAGATCGCAGCAAGCACATGATCACTTAGACCAATTCGGTACTGATACTGATTCACGAACTTCACCCGCGAATCATCCAACCCCACGGCCTTGATCAACGGATCCAACGGAACACCGGCCATGCCGCCGAACCGTTCCGTATGCATGTAAAGCACCGCGTCATCGTGACGCTCCGCAAAAATGGAAAACGCAAGCAGCTGCTCACCGAACGCCTTACGAATCGGAGACGTTCCTTTGTTCGCGTTGACGATCCCGACCACAAACTGACTATCGTCAACCTGCATCAACTGTCGACCGGTGCGGGTGTTCCCCACATCATCCGACACCTGCGCCGTCGGCTTGAACACTGACGTTTCAATACCATGCGGAATGTAGGTGTTCTCAATGCCGGCCTTATCCATCATCGAGGAACCGAACTTAGACATCGCAACAGGACGCACATTCGGTTTACCGACGAACTCCGCAACCTTCTCCGGCAACGGCAAATGATCAACAGGCACCCACGACACAACCGGCATCTCATCCCACCGCGGATGCGTGTAAACCCACGCATCATACAAAGTGAAAATGTAGTGACGGTTATCCGGATGCTGCTTAGACCAATCCACGAAATACGGGTGCGCCATATCGTTCGAGTACGGATCCGAGCCGCGCGGGAAATGCTCGATGCCTTCCCACGCACTCATCGTTGCCTCAAGACCATAGTTAGCGGCAACCGCTATCGCGTGACCATCCTTGATCATCCGCGACACAACTTGTTTCGTTTGCGTCCCGTAACCTGTGGGACTCCATGCAGCGTTGCTGCACCAGATACCCGCGATCGGTTGCACACCGTTGCGGTTCCTACGTCTGCGCTCAGCGCGATCCATCGTGTTTCCTCCGTTGGCAGGTTTAGGCAGGAGGGGGAGGGTAGCCGGTCCTGCCTCCGACTACCCTCCCGGTACTACATCAATAACTAGGCAGCGTTACCGATGAAGTATTTCACCGCGTCGGACTGACCGAGGTCACCCCAAACGCGAATGGTGACGCGGAACCCGACCTCATCGGATGCGAAGTAGGCATCGTCCGAGCGAGCAACCTCAATACCGCCGACCTGACGGACGTGGTACGAGCCGTGCCAACCGAACAGAACCGACTTAGCACCGGTCCCGATAGCCGGAACATCCGGGTTCTCAACAATCGGGTAAGACGCGAACGTGTCAGGATTGCCGACGGTAGCCGCAGGCATGTAAAGGTACTGACCTGCGTTGTCCTTCAACTTCCGCAGCGCACCCATCGTGGCGCGACGCATCGAGTAGGCACCACCAAGACGGACATACGCACCATCAACAGCGTGCGCAAGGTCAATCATGTTGTCAGCGGTGAACGCACCACCAACGCCGGTGCCGCCGGTAATACCGGAACCCGCAGCGGTAACGATGCCGTTCGGTTCGGTAGTGCCGGTGCCGACAGTCAAAAGGTTGTTGACCTTCACACCAACCGAGGTGCCGAGGGTGCGACCGAGGTAAGCCACAACGTCGATACCGGAATCGGTAAGCAACTCACGGCTAACCTTGGTGAGCACGGCCACCTTCTGGCTCTTGAGCGTGATGCTCGAGAACGTCGGATCCAGCGGCGAAATGCTCGTGCCTTCAGCAATCGCAGTACCGGCGGGACGCGACGCCTCCACCGGAACCTTGATGTCCTCACCGGAAGCGGTGTTCAGCAGGGTAACGATGTTTCCATCGAGTTGCGGTCCTACAGTGACCAACTTCTCCTGAATGACATCATAAAATGTTTGAGGCACTACAGACGAATCGTCCGAGGTGTTCATATCGCGACGCTCGAAAGTGTACGAACGAATATCGCCGTCCACCAACTTGCGCACCATATCGAAATCAGATTCGGTACGAACCTTCGCAGCCTCACGCACCTCAGGCGCGTCAACAAGGCTAGCCTCAATATCCTTCGCGCGAGCCTCTGCCGCTTGCAGATCCTCAATGCGCTGCGAACGCTGATCAATGTCAGCGTTCATCCGATCGTACTGCTCCTGTTCCTCGGCGGTAAGGTCCCGACCTTCAGCCGCCGCAGAATCAAGGAGAGCCTTGGCCGCGTGCCACGCCTGCTGACGCGCCTCGACCTGTCGCTTCAAATACTCCATGATTGGAATACCTCTCTTGATAGTTGATTGTTTATCTTGCAACCCGCAGCGGCTCCGCTAGCGGCATCGTTCTGCGGCTCCGCAGTAACGAAGTGTGGAGGTGTCGGGAATCGAACCCGAGTTAGGAAAAATCTAAACTTGTGGTTCAGATTTATCCTCTAGCCGTGCACCCCCCTGGCAGGATTAGAAAGCCTTAGCCAACAGTTCCATTTGCTTTTGCAGAACCGACAACGGCACCTGCGGTTCCTCTGGCTTGCCGGACATCTTGTCAACCACGGTCCGCAGGATGTCCGCTTGATGCTCGTCAAGTTCACCGGCCTGCAACGCGTTCATCGCGTCCGACAACTCATCAACGTCCGTCGCGGTGCGCTTAGCGATCACACTCAAGTTGCGGACGCTCGTGCTCGTCGTGGGGTACGCAGGGATCCCACTAACAACCGAAACCTCATGTAGGCGCACCTCTTGCAGGGTGCGTTCATTACCGTCCGACGACCACTCATCGCGCACAGTAGAGAAACCGAAACTCATCCCGGTAATGTCACCACGCCTGATGTGATACGCGGTTGACCTTCCAAGTTCGGTGTCCGGCAAATCAATCTCAACGTAACCACCGTCATCACGGTCCTCAATCCGCAGCGTCTTAGCGCGAGTCGAACCAAGCAACAGTTCGTCATTGTGGTTGTAGTACGCGCGGACATCGTTGCGTGACTTCAACGTTCGAGTGAACGCACCCGGCGCGATCCGCTCAGTAAACGGCAACGGCAACGACGGTTCCTGATACCGCCACGCATACCCGGCAAATGACATACCATCGGACGACTCATCAACCGCACGCAACTCAGCATCAACCGTGCGAACCTCAACGCTACTCATCGCAGACCTTTCATCGCGGATTCTCTCAACTTCCCGTTCCAACCAACGCAACGCCGGACCCGGATCCAACGGATTGATACCCCACAAATAATGCGCAACCGCACCCGCACCCGGCCACTCCGGATGCTCTGGATCCCGGTTTTTCGGTGCCTCCAAATCAACCGCATGGCGAGCACCCCACGCATTAGCGCGAACAACCTTGTCATCCGACATTTCCCCGCGCGACATCGCTCGAGCCTCACGCAACGTCTGATCCGTCAACCCATCGCCGCCGAACCCCTCACGGTTCAACTCAAGACCACGAGCCGCCGCATCCTGAATGTATTGCGGAATGTTCTCCGCTCGATCCTCACCCTCACGCTCCTGCCACGCGTTGCAGTAATGATCCCCGCGAACGTAATCCTCCCACCGACGGCACCACGCCATATCATCCTGAATCATGGACTCGTCATAGAAAAAACAATTGCCGCAGGCGCGTCCCTCCGGCACATCCTCCGACAAAGCCGGACGATAGTTATCCGGTAAATCCCGAGACGTGACAGAACCGTCGACATCCCTAGACCCGGAATACCTAGGATGATCCGAATGCAAAAGATCGTTGTCACCCGTGTAGTTAGAGTTTTCGGGACGGCCATGGCGCGCCAAATACAAAAACGCGTTCACCCTAGCCATCGACCATGCAGCGCGGCTTACACCCGGCCGATGACTAGTGGAATAGGCACCCGCTCCACGGCGATACACGGAACGCAACGCGCCGACACGAACCCGCGTCCAATTAGGTCGATCATCCTCACGCATCTGCTCGTTGTGCTCATCGGCCTTACGTTGCAACGCGGTTTCCGTCGCATCGTTCAAAGCAATGTCACCGGTTTTGTCTGACGCGCTTCCCGGTTCGTTTTCGTCGCTGCCTTCGATTTGATCCTCTGGTGGTGCCGGTTCGCTTTCCTGACGCTCATCTACCTCAATCATGAAATGTCTAGGGTCAAGCACCGTCAACCCTAAACCCGCGTAGGCATCTCGCGTATCTGCA